TCATAGATAGTACGAAGGTTTAGCAACCTCTCTTCAGTACTCTTGAGCATGTTATTAAGCTCAAGTCGCTTATCAAGATCACGACCAGTTACCTCGGTAGCAGCTTCACGAGCTCGATTCTCAGCGTCAATAGCGATCTGCACGCGCTCACGAGCTAGGCCCTCTACCTGAAGCAGACGAATCTGGTCTTCAAGTGCCTTAAGAGGCATAGTCATCTCAAAGTTAGCGTCATTAATTTCAAGCTGTAACTCAAGCATCTTACGAAGAGATTGAGCATACTTGTCAACAGCTAACTCTCTAAACTCTATATCACGAGTTTCTTCTGGCCCTCGCCCAAGCGCGATAGTTAAGCTCTTATTAAGCTTCTCTTGCTCGGTCTTTAACTGAGCTTGAAGCTTGCCAATGCTAGACTCAAACGCTCTAGTCTCAGCCTTACCGATACTTACTGTGATCTGACTAGCTCTAAATTTTTCATTATCAGACTGAATCTTCTGCATTTCAACAAGATCTTTGGTATCTTGTAAGGCCTCTTTAGTAGCTTTACCTACATCAAAAATACTATCTACCAAAGATTTGGCAGCTGCATCGGCGCCTAATAAGAAATTCTCGTACTCAGATGCACGCTTGGTAAGTTCAGCTTGAATATCTTTAACCAACTGAACATCACGCTGAACAGCTTTTAAATTCTTATCATCACTAGGAACAACGCCAGGCATCTTATCTAAAGTCTGCCTGATACGTATCTCAAGTTTCTTGAGAGTGGAGTTTAGCTCAGCCTCATCCATAAACTGGATATCTTTAAATCCTGTCTCCCATTTGGCTCTGAAATTACTAACGAATTTATCAAGAAAGCTGCTAGTCGTTTGAAATCTAGACCTAATACTAGAAATCTTGCTAACTATCTCACCAAGAACAGCAACAGTTTCACCGGCTGCCTTCTTGACATTATCAAAAAATTCTACTACCTTAGCGCGATCGATCTGGCTGACCCACTTGGCACCAGCTTCAATCATTACACCAAGCTCTACACCAATTTGCTTGATGGCGTCTTGGTTCTTACGTAGCCAGTTAGCTAACACGTCAGCAGCACGACCAAGAGCTTGAAGCAATCCACCACGGACAAACGCTTGAGTGGCGTCAAAGACCGCATTCTGCAATCTTCTAAAAGCACCAAGAGCTCGCTCAGCTGCCATAGCAGCAGCGTCACCAAACTTAGCACTAATCTGTGCAGCAAACTTAACTAAGAAGTCTTCAGCTGATAATGCTCCACGACGAATCTGGTCTTCTAAGGTTTGAATATCTACGCCCATCGCACGAGCAGCTAAGCGCATCGCACCAGGAATACGCTCAGCCAACTGCAAGCGAAGCTCTTCCATTGAGACTCTACCTTTAGATGCCATCTGTTGAAGCGCTAGAAAGACGCCTTGGACTTCCTGGCGGTTGAAGTGCAGTGCGGCGCTTGCTTCACTAAACGCCTCAAAGATGGCTTTAATGTCGCTCTTAGGAATAAGGCCCTTGGCCGCGGCACTAAACTTTGCAAACGGTTCTACTGATTGAGTAAATGAAACACCGAGCCTATTGGCTGTTTCCATCAGCCAATCAAGCTCTTTAGTGGCTGCCTCTGAAGAGCCAGATACAATGGATAATGTAGTTTGGAATTTCTCGTATCTGATACCAGATTCAATGGCCGCCTTAAGGCCACCTATGGCACCAAGTGGAAGAGCGATTCTAGCGATACTACCAAATGACGCGCGCCACGCACGACTGAGATCATTACCAAGACGCTGCATTCTTCTGAACGTCCGAGTGACGTTCTTCTCAAACATCTTGGTACGATTTTCAGTGCTGATGAACACTTGCACGATCTGAGTCATCGTACTCTTGTTCATCCTATTAATATCATCAAGACTACTAGCTGCGGCCTTACGCATTTTATCAAACGCTTGCGTAGCCGTCTTAGCACCTATTCGGGCGCCGCTAGGATCTATAACGACATTAAGAACTGTTGTCTGTTCGGTCATAATGGCTCAAATAAGCTGAATCCATTTTAATGATGTTGTGTATAAACGAATCAGCATCATGCCATGGATATATTGCTAAGTAGCTAGCAATATCGCTCATGGAGATAGGTGAAATTCCCATTCCAGCCAAACGTCTACTAGATAAAGTCCAAAAGGCTTGGAGATAAAAATCCAAGCCACTTGGAATTTCTGGTTTTCTATCTAATGCAGCAGGCTGTACACCTCTGTCAGTAAGATCTAGTAGAAATTCTTCCTTATCTCCCCAAACTAATTGCCACGTTACATACTCTGCGAGAAGTTTCCCTCTTGCTCGGTGACCTCCCTCTTAAAGTTGTCGATGTTTAAAGACGTATCTTGAACGAACTCACGTAACTCCGGATTACTAACCAGCACCTTATACGCCAAATCTTGAGTGTACTCAACCGGTGCATCATTAGAGCCAACATTCTTCCAGTCAAGCAACAATGCTCTAGCCATAGCCTTACACAAAATATCTGTGGTAATCTTAGGATCAAGCGTGCCACGCTCAATCTTCTTAATATGAGGCTGTTGTAACTTAGAAAACTCCCGCTGAAATTTAAGACTGCTTGTATGAGCGATTAGAAATTCACCACCGTTGAACTCCACCCAAACACCATTGTTCGTACCATCATTATTGACACCGTCAAGATCAAACATCGTATACTCCCAGAGTTAATACGTCAGTAGTTACTACTTAATAAAAATATATGGAGAATTTCAGACGCTTAGAATTTATCGACCTGAACTGTACAGCTGGTCGTTGGGTCTAAGATTCCCCTCCAAGTTGTATCCAGCAACACATCAGTGTCGAGGCCGCTCGATACTACCTCACCTGTCTCAAACTTAACACGAGGTAGGGTAAATAGATACGCGTTACCAGCTACATCTTCCAACAAGAACGATAGGGCAAACGCCGTCGCCGCAATAAACTTGCTGTACATAGTATCATCTTCGAAGTACAGACTAATATCACCAGTAACGTCAAGACTACCAAGAGCAATGCCTACATGAGGCAAGCTACCTACAGCATCCTGAGCTCGTAAGTTATTGGCGATTGTAGCTGTAAGGCTATTGAAGAAAGAGCTAGAAACAGCATTGTCTAGCCAGATAGTAGATACGTTACCAACAGCATTAAGTACGCCTGTAGTAGTGGCCGGATTGATACTAGCACCAGCAATCTGAGTAGTACTTGATGCGGCGCCCAAAGCCATAACACCGAAAGTCGTCTCCACAATTTCACCAGTAGAGAAGCTAAGTCCCATACTACCAATTCTGGCACCGGTAAAGTTGATAAATACCGGAGTAGTGGCGTCCTGAAAGTGTTTCTGAATGGTATAAGATGATAGAGTCGTACCATTACGCAGCATCTCGCCAGAAACAGTAACAGATGCACCTGCTGCTTCAGTGACCAAAGTACCACCGGCTACAGTGATTTTGGCCGATGTTGCTGTAACTACCTTAAAGAACCCGTTATTGGCAGGATCAGTAAAGCCAGAAGTTTTAACCCACTGACCTATGACAATATTACCAAATCCACTACCACTATCATTGAATGAATTATCGGCATTTGCTGCATCGATGGTAACTTGTGCGGTAACACCTACAGCGGTGCCCCAAGCACTAGCGAATGCTGATTGGACGAAGTCGTCGTATGAATCATAACTGAGCTCAGCTGTAATATCACCAGAGGCATCTGACTGGACCTGAATAAGGTCAGATCTTTGACGATCACCACGAACTTCCTCACTAACAATATTAGACAGGTTGTAATTAAGCGCTTCGGCCGTATACCGAAGATCTTGTAAAGTCGGAGTTGTAGGAGTCGTCCCAAAGACAGTCTCCTTAACAAATCGGACAGCGGTTTGATTACTCGATGCAAAAGACATTATTTACTCCTAATGAAATGAATCTCTTTGAAAGGCACAACTTACGTTAATCTGATACCTACCATCAGCAATACCGATGACAGTGACGTTAGGCGTTCTGAAAAGTATGTTGTTAAGATAAATACCTCTCCAAATATCGCAGATCAAGTCTGCTAGTTCTCGAGCACGTTTAGCCCCGCTATTAGGCTCCACGAATATCTGGTGAATGATTGTACCAAAATGCCTGTGCAAGTTAACAGAGCTCCCAGCTGAACCTTGGACGGCTTCACCATTTAAAATCGTTAGTGTGACCCACTCATCAAGATCTTGTGGATCGAATTGTACATTAGGCCAAGCTACTAAAGTAGTACTTCCCCACCCAATATTAAAGTGATTTGTAATATCAGATAACTCAGTTTCGTAACTCATCTAATGTCACCTGTACCATACCAGCTGGTGCTTGGCCAGACCAGCCATTTTCTAATCTCCAAATATACGGTTTACCGTTAGAGATGTGAATTAAAGGGTACTCACCTCCAGCAAATGTAATCTTAGGAGCTTCTGGTGCTGGTAACCCTCTACCAGTATCTACCGTACTAAAATCTGGATTATTCTTGGACATATTCCAAGATGCTCGTGCTTGACCAGTATCTACAGGAGTACGAGCAACAATCTTATTATAGACCTTTGTAGCCAGACTTTTTACGTTAGTCTGTAAATCTTTGGTGATCATTCCTTCAAAATCTACGTCGCTCATCCTTTGATCCTCACCTTATACAAGAACGCTTTATCATATGCCTTTATAGGCATAACAGGCATAATTGTAAACTCTTTACCAGAAGCATCAATTATCTTATCATCAATTTCTGGTAATGCGTCCTTAGATAAAATCCAAAGATCACGCATATTGTCTTTAATATCGGCTGGTTCTAAGATAGAATCATCTACCTTCTCAAATACACCTGTTACAATGTAATCCACCGTAGTAAGAGTTGTATCAGCGTTAGACGGATCAAAAGACGAGTCAGTCTTTCTCAGAGTAAAGCTACCAACAAGATCGCCCGCTGCAGCAAACGCCGTATCTATAGCGCTAACGATTGTGGCTTCTAAGCTCATACTCGTATCAGCTTAACATTCTGGACTGCACCAGCATTTCCTGTTCTTGCTTGACCATACACAGAGATAAAAGCTAGAACAAGTCTTGGTAATACCTGAATAATATCATCCACATTAAACTTAAGATTGATAGGCCCAACCTCAAGTTCACGAAGCGTTTCCTCATCAAAGAGCTGTGAATTAGATACCAAGTGTAATGCCAGTTCGTGGGTAGCGTACTTTACTGGGATAGGAATTGTGTCCTCATTCACACCTTCAATATTAGATCTAGGCCACTGTAAAGCTTGTGTTGTGGTCTGGGTAATCCCAAACCACGTGACCATAGTATCTAACAAGATAGTTGCGTAAATTAAAGCTTCTTCCCTATTATCAGCACTAGACCATGTACTAGCGTATGGGTGATTCAAAAAGTAATCATTGGCCTCAGCCAACGTCACGTACGAGTTCGCATCAGCTGCACCAACTGTAGCAATTAAGGCCATATTACTTTTTAAACCTCACAAAAACGGACGTCCATGTCCTGACACACCGCATGGCTGATCGTTAGGCTGAAGCTTTAACTGGTGCCTTAGTACTACAAGCGTAGTATTTCCTAAGTATATTGATCTTACCAGTTTCGGTCGACAACACTTGTATCTTACCATTTTTAAAGATATATGGAGTGAGCTTTGACCCTAAAGCCATAGTCTTTCCTACCCTATCTCCGGTAAGATACAAGGTAATAGGTTTAGTTACTTCAGCCATAATTGAGCTCCAAATTAGTCATTAATACCAACTAAAGCAGCCAGGCCTTTTTCACTGAAATTAGCCATACCGCAATAGAATTTTACACGAGTGATTGTTTCATCTTTTGTTTCAGACACACCAACGTCTTCAACACGTACACCAGCAGCACCCATAGCCGTCAGACCAGCGATACCATGCATCATGGAACCATCGTCGAAAGTACCCGCCAATACAGTAGTAGCAGCAGTCTCAGTACCTTGAGTCTGATTAATAGGTATATTGTCATTACGGAAAATAGGTGTATTACGATAAGACGGAACCTCAGCTCCACTCGGCAACGTAACAGTTTCACCTATATACGCGCCACCCAGAGT